GGTCTAATTTAATCAAAACAATTTTTGTAAGATTTTCTACTTAATGCCTCCCACTTGCAAAAGGTATTAAACAGATCACATTACTCAACTACTTTGAGGAAACTAATCCTTCCTTCTCGGACATAAAAAGTATACCACAAATCCCCTATAAAATCAATCGCTTGGCAATAAAAAACAGCCCACTACTCACCATTTCTGACTTTCATGGGCTCATATTATTTTTACTTATCTTTATTAAGTTGCTTGAAGATTTGATTCGTACCCGTTGCCGTCAAGCCTGAAGCCGCGCCAATTATAATGGCCACTACAACATTTGCGGCTGGGATAATCGATGGGATGAAATAAAAGCAAACGACACCAGCTACTGATCCGATAAGCAATGAAACCAAGGGAATCACCCTAAGGAACTTCTCGCTGTTGTTGAACGCTTTCTTCAATATCTCAATGATTAAGTACACCGCCGTTGCGATTGCAGGTACGCTAATTAAATTCAAATAGTCCATTTTGTCCTCCTTTTATTTATGAGCTTGTTTGTTTATGTGTTTTTCGATTTGGTTAATCGCGGTCGTGACTGGCCCATCGCAGCCTTGCTCTTTTAGGCCTTTTAAGCAAGCAAGGACACCATAGGTCAGAAGTGTTTGTTCTTCCTTTATAGCTTTGATGTCTTTGTCTTGTTTCTCTTGCTTTAAGTACCATTTGTAGACTGCGAAAATCACGCCGAATATAACACCGAGTGCGGTAAGCACTGATGCAATGGTTATAATTGTTTGTCCTAGTTCCATACTTTTCTCCTAATTTATCCAGCTTGGCTTTTCGGGCATGACCTTCGTTTCTGGAGCCGCAAGCCAAGCCTCGTACCATTCGTTCAATTCCTTCTTCTGTTCTTCTGACAAATGCTCCCACCACAATTTGAGAGCGATTGTCCACAAAATTGAAGCATTCTATTTGCCTTCGCTCCCTTATGGTTTCTTCATCTAAGATGTCAACCATAGCAAATGCACCATTTATCAGTCTCCAGTTCATGCCGATTTTGCAAGACATAATCTTTTCGTACGTCTCTTCATCGACCTCTTTTTCTATGGATGCGTCGATTATATAAGGACTTTCTAGAAATCCTTGTTCGTTTATTTTTACTTTCTTCATTTATGCCTCCTACTTTGCGATTACTATCACGGAATACGTCTTTTCGCTTCCCGTCGTGTTGTGGATGGTGATGACCTTTTTGTTGAATGAGACCCATTGGTTGTTCGAGCCAGTGGTTTTGGTGTCTTTTTCGGTAAGCGATGCGCCGATTATCTCGTTGATCCCATAGACATCGAGGTCGATGCTCGAGTAGCTTGATTTTGCGACCGTGTAGTTGAACACGATGATCTGTGGGCAAGTCGCCTCGTCTCCTGAGTAAAACGAGCCCAATGGGCTATGCAGCCAACAAATGTTGCTTAAATTGATGGATGGTATTCTTCCAGTCAAGACGGCGTCTTCGGAAACGGTGGACATATACGTGCAGTACCCTTCGGGCTTGAACTCAACCCAGAAGTTTTCCCCATACGAGTTGCTTCTAAAGCCCATGATGCAATTGTCAATTCTTTGCGTTCTAGAGAATATTGCATATGTTGGCATTCTCGGATCGCTAGAAATCTCGCCGATTTTGAATGATGCGTTCCAGTTTTCGTTGTAACTCAATCCGCTATCGGTTATTGTAAGTCCGCCGATTTTTCCTTCGGTTGACGTTATTTTTCCGTTTACTTCTAGCCCTTCCGAATCAACTCTCATAACTGTTTTGTCGTCCGAATACAGCTCAAATCCTGAGGACTTAAGCTTCCAGCCGAATGACGAAGCAGCGCCGCCTTCTTCGTCGACCTTTTTCGACACTTTCGCGTCTATGGCTTCCGCCTCTTGCTCAAGGCTTGAGATATCCTTTCTGTTTGATTCTACGCTAGAAGCCAGTTTGTTTGCGGTCACGGTAAGCGAGGATATGTTCGATTTATTCTCGCTGACCTGAAGCTCGATTTTATTTGCCGTTTGCGTAAGCGAAGAAACATCTGATTGCAATGCGTCGATTTCGCCTACTTTGTCATTGAATTGGTCGCTGGTCACATAAGCTTTAAGAACAACTTCACCAGTATCGATGTTCCAGTATGAGCTGCCGTCAGACGATGAGATAATTCCAGCCTTAATAACGTTTGCAACAAGCGAGCCAGATGTAATGAAATCAGCTACGATTTGCCCGTCAGATGTTATCGCTGTTTCATATGGACCATTGTATCCGTTTTTGGAATATCCAAGTCCGCTGACGTTCCATCTCCATACTTTAACTGCATCATTCAGATTTGGTTTATCCATAATGAGCAGCTCATATGGTTTGCCATCTTTAGCAGCCGAATGCAAAACAACATATCCGCCAGAATTGCCTGTAATCAGTTTTGTCGCGTTGCTTACGGCGTAATTTAAAAGCGATGGAAACCTGTCCACCGCCGTTTTTGTTGAATCGATTTTGTTTTCTACGTCATGCACTTGGTCGGTAAAATTGGATCTTGCGTTGCCAAGCGTTATGCTCGTGTATTTCTCAAGCAATGTATCGTATGTTGTCTTGATCACCTTCGTCTTGATCGACACACCGATTTGCGTATGCTTTACCGTAACTGTGTCGCAAAGTGAGACTCTTTCTAGCAATGCTGAATACTCAGGCTGCTTCCATAAAGGTTCGAAACTGATAGTGATCGTAGGATTCTCTACGCCTAACGGATTATCCTCAATATACTTTTGAGTTTTTTCCCTCAATGTCGATTCGGTAATCTCATCGCCTTCATCGAAAGAATCCGTCATATCCTTTATAAGCGTTTTTCTGTTAATCAAAGCACTTGTGATTGGCAGCGTTTGTTCGCTTAATGTGACAACGTCATCGGTTCCGTCGCCTTTTGAAATAACGGCATACGGCAAAATGTCAGTGTAGACTTCCGAGATGTTGCTGTCATGGTCGAGCTTTGTCAGGTTCTTGCCGTATTCTATCACGACGCCTTTATTGCTACCTCTTCCTTTGTGGTGAATTATATTGAAGTTATCCCATTCAAACTCACCGCCCCACTTGTTTACCAGGCTGCCATAAGTTCCTCCAAGACATGCCCTGACGCTTTGCGGCTTTTTGACCTCGAAGTCTTTTTCTATGGTGTAGTCAGTTCTAAAAGTAAAATTATGAGGCAACACAGTATTTTTAAGAACTGTATCAATAGCCTGTTGTGGCTTAACATTCACAAGCGAAAACGGAAGCACGCCAATATTGATTAGGTCATAAGATATATGCTGAGCATAGATCGTGATTATCCCGTTGATCGGTATGGTAATCCTGTATATCCTGAACGCCTGCGGATCGGATAGGTCGCTTGGCTTTGCTTTTATGATGCGCTCTTTCTTTATCTCATTGTATAGCGGACCATTAAGCGGGTATTTTAGAATGAGCTCGTATACGCCATTTCTTTCTTCGGTCACCAAACAAGATATAGTGTCAGCAAGCACACCTATGCCAAAAGTCGAAAAATTAGTTGCGCTTTCTTTATATAGAATTGGAATCATAAGCTCACCCACCTTGGAATTATCTCAATGCTGGTTATTCCACCACCGAACTCAACACGGTTTTCGCCATGCACAAGTTCAGGAAATCCATCGCCTGTTACCGTGTCGTTTTTCAGCGTCGTGTCGTGATAGTAGTTCATCAGCTCGGAATCGCACTCCGTATAGCCGTTTATCGTTTCAAAGTTCCACACTTTATTGTTTATCGTTAGCGTTCCTTTCCCTCTTCCGTTTATTTTGATGTAAGGCTTAGCCGTGAAATTAAACTCATTTGTAAGAACCACTGCGCCAGAAAATGCCTGCTTTGTAAGCCCAGAAATCAAATATCTCAGTGGCTTGCATGAAAATGATATCGTGAAGACACCTATCTTCATGCATTCGTCAGAGATATCAAGCTTGCTGTTGAACAATGCCTTTCGCATGAATCTGACGTCATAGCTATCCGTTAAATCGTGATATTTATTAGGCTCGGTATAGAGCCAATTCTTCACTTTGGTTAGCTTGTCCGACAATTCAGCAATGGACTTTGCAGGCAAAAAGCAAGTGTATGAAACGTTGACATTGCCAAACCTCCCGTTCGGGCTTATAAGCTCTCCGTCACGGCCAGGGATCGACGTCAAAGTCACATCATATTTTGGAGCAGAATACACGTTTTTGCTTTTGATGCGTATGCCCATGCTCTCGCTAGAAATCCCATTAAAAATAAAATAACTCATGCAAACACCACTCCTTTTCTCTTTGCAAAATTACCTGCAGTCTCCATTATTTCTTCTGTAAGACTTGTCACGTCTTCTTTTGAATAGTTGTTGAAATTCCCAATGCTTAGCTGCAATACCAAGCCGCCTTGATTTGCCTGCGTTCCACTGTTTACTGGGTTAGCAGCACTCGTCACGTTGAAATCGGTAGGTACCTTCCCCATATCTGCGGACAGGCCATCGAAAACGGAATTAAGATTGTTGACCATTCCATTGGCCGAATCAATTACCTCGCCTGCCGTTTCGTCAATTCCGCCAGCCAAGCCTTCCATCAGCATGTCTCCAATCCAAGCCATCTTTTTAGATGGTGAGTGAATGCCAAAGAAGCTCTTAATGCCGTTCCACAAATCCCCTGCCCAATTGCTGACCTTATCCCATATCCACGATGCTAGGCTTTGTATTCCTTCCCATAATCCGCGGACCAGGTTTTTGCCGACTTCGGCCATTTGCGAAAAGCCACTGCCGAATGCGTTCACGATCGAGGAAAGTATCTGCGGAACGGCCTTTACTATCTCAATTATGATCAAAGGCAGGTTTGCTATGAGCGAAGTAAACAGTTCTATGCCAGCCTGAATGATTAAAGGTATGTTATCAATAATCGCCCCAACAACAGAGGTTATAATTTTGGGTATTGCCGTTAATATCATTTCGATTATTTCGGGCAACGCTTGAATGAGCGTGACAAACAGTTTAATGCCTGCGTCGATTATAAGCGGCAGGTTCTCGACTATGGCGTTGATAATTCCGTCAATAATAAGTGGAATAGCCTCTATGATAGCCTCGATTATCTCTGGCAAAGCAGCTATCAAACTGGTAAACAACTGGATGCCTGCCTCTATTATTTGTGGAATCGCCCCGATTACAAAGTTCACAATCGCCGAAATAATCTCAGGCAACGCATCGATTATGATTGGTATCGCATCGATTATCCCTTGAGCCAAACCTTTCACGATTTGGAGAACTGTGCTTAGGAGCATAGGCAAATTGCCTAGAAGCGTTTTGCACACTTCTATCACCGCTTGAACAATTGTCGGTATTAGTTTTGGTAGCGACTTGGCGATGCCAGATGCAAGGCTTGTGATAATCTTTACCGCCACGTTTATGATTAGCGGCAGATTCTTTATCAGTGTATCTACTATCGTAAGCAAGGCATCCATGGCTGCTGGTACCAGATTCGGCAACAAATTAAGCAATGTTTCTAGAACCTGAGAAAACAATTTAGTAACCATCGCCAGCATCATAGGCAGCAAATCGCCCACCGCATCAATTAACGCATCCACTGCCGTCGGCAAAGCTGATATTATGTTTCCGATAATCGGCGTGATATTCTTGACTACAGTCTGAAAGCCTTCAACCACATTGTCGCATAGTGACTGAATATCAGCCTCTGAGTTCCCAAACCCTGTTATTAGGTTTTGCAACGCCGACTCAAGGGAGTTGATTGAACCTGTTATCGTATATTCAGCTTCTTTCGCCGTGGCTCCAGTAATGCCCATTTGCGTCTGGATAATATGGATGGCATCAACGATATCGGCATAAGAATCAATGCTAAGCTCAACGCCTGCTATTTCCGATGCATCGGCAAGCAAACGCTCCATTTCGGTCTTTGTACCACCATACCCAAGTTTAAGGTTATCAAGCATCGTGTAATTTTGTTTAGCAAATCCTTGATAAGCACTTTGGATCATAGACATATCAGTGCCCATTTTATTAGCATTATCAGCCATATCTATGATTGCTTGGTTAGCTTTATTTGCAGCTGCTTCCGTATCTCCATTAAGTGATGCGATAAGGGATGCAGAAAACGAAGTAACTGTTTCCATGTATTCGTTAGCCGAAAGACCTGCGGTTTTATAAGCATTATCGGCATCATTCATAACTTTTTGCTGTGCATTAAGAAGACTGTTGTATTCATCACGTACTTCATCAACCGATTTTCCAATAGACTTTGCATATTCTTCTACGTTTGATGTTTCAGTTCCAAATAAAGTCTTAACGCCGCCGACCAACTGTTCATAATCGGCATAGGCAGAAACTACTTCTTTTCCTAGTTTTACCGCTATTGCAGTTGCTGCAACACCTACAGCCACCATAGCTGCGCCGATGCTCTTCAAGGCAGATCCTAAGCCACTGAACTTGCCTTCCGATTTTTCAGCGGACTTTGCGGCATCCTCGATATCATCGCCCATGTCGTCAGCACTTTTGCCAACGTCGTCCATTTCCTTGCCTGCACTATCAAGAGCCGATGTATTAGCATTCAACTCTTTTTCCATTTTGTTAAGTTCTGCTTGGGCATTGTTCAGTTGTATCTGCCAGTTTTGCGTTCTTCTATCATTCTCGCCGAATGACTCAGCTGCATTAGCAAGAGCCGAACGCAATGTTTCTATCTTTTGCTTTTGCGCCTCGATTGACTTTTGCAAGACTTCGTTTCTTGCAGTCAATGCTTGTACAGAGTTGTCATTTTTATCGAATTGGCTCTCTACCAGCTTCATTTCAGAGCCTAGCACTTTGAAAGACTGATTTATCGATACAAGTGCCGCTTTGAACTCTTTTTCGCCTTCAAGTCCAATCTTCAAACCAAAACTATCTGCCATTTGCGTTCACCTCCTAACTAAATTCCTTCTGGTATAATGTCGTCAATAAAGACCTCTACTTTAGGCTTTGAAAATCCGTGGTATTGCTTGTGGCATTCCCATAGATCAAGTAAAAGTCCAAAAGGCATAAACCATACCTCGTCTTGTGTTAAATGTAACTGTGATAGACCGTAGTATAAAAGACGAGTAAACAACTCTTCGTCGCTTACTCGCCCACCACGTTTTTTGTTTCTTCGCTCTCGATGTTTCGCTTTGTTCCTTTTAAGAGTGCCTCAGTAATTGCGTTTTTGAAGTTTGCAATGTCCTGTGGAGTCGTTAAAAGTTCCACCTCGTCCTCTGTCAAGAGCGGCTTTTCGTTGCCTTTGTTCTTGTAATTGAAAATAAGAATAGGCTGATTCGCGAGAGTTACAATGAGCCAAACGATCTCGTTGATGGCGTCTTCGTAATTCTCACTTTTTATCAATTTGTCTCCAAGATTGGACAAACCGCCATATTTCTTTGCTATTTCCTTCGTTGCCTTCGTTGTTAAAAGCAATTCGTAGTCTTTATCGCCAATCGTAATGATTGCGCTTCTTTCGTCTGCCATTTGACTTTCCCTCCTTAATATTCAGGCTCATAAACGCTATCGTACCAAGTATTTATGGTCTCGCTGTTTTCTGCTGTTTCGGTGATTTCTGCTTTCCAAGGATGCTTGTTCTTGCTATCAGGTTTGTTTCGTCTATAAATCGCACCTTCAATAGTAGGAGTTGAAAAAGTAATCGAATCACCTTTAGTTGCAAGACTTGTAGCTGGAATGCCGAAAAGCACCCTATAAAGCCAGTAATACTTGTACTTCCCGTTTGATTTCTTTGCTCTAAAGCCAATTGCTACATACTGAGCGATATCCTCACCGCCAGAAATTAATACACCATTGTTATCAAGTGTTGCGCCAACAAGGGCTACTGCTGCCTCATTTCCGATATCATCAACACCAAGCGAAATGGTTCCACTTTTGAATTCCTTTACAGTTTCGGATTGCCCATCGTCGGCAAAAAGAATAGCCTCATTCAGCTCAACAGACAAATCAGCAGAGATTGCCTTTGCAAGTTGAACGGGTTTTCCATATGTTTCATTGCCGTTTTTGTCTTCGGTAATAGGTGCATAAACAAGTTTATCTAAACCAATTGTTGCCATTTTATTTATTCCTCCAATTCATAATTTTTCGCTATCTCCACCACATAGTGAAAATAGTCTGTTTCAGTTTCATAACCGATGTATCTGCGGTCGGTTATTGTAAATTCCGCGTTTAATAGTTTCTTTACTATTTGATTTGCTAGTTTTCTGTGATTGCCTTTTGTGAAAATTGAAATTCTCAATTCTTGGACCTCGGCATTAGGAGCGTTGTCTGCATGCAATTCAAAATTATCAGACAAAGGAACAAAGACAATATAGGTGTCTGTTGCCGTCCCTTTATACACTCCAGTCGCTATTGGCAGCTCGAAAGAATCTAGCAGTTCTTTTGTTTCAGACAAGATGCTCATAGTTTATCTATCTCCTCTTCCAGCCTTTGCATCATTGCATCGATGCATGCTTTCTTCGATTGCCTTTTTGCAGATTTCAGGAATGGCTTCGCAGGCTGGCCGTGTTTGCCGTACTCGATAATATTGGCTATCATTGCGTTTGACTTTCCGTCCGATCTAGGCTCTGCAAATCCAACCTTAATATTGTGATTTCCGTCTTTGCCTAAAAGAACCTTGCTCAAACCCAATGAACCTAAAAGTTCTCCTGTGGATTCGCCACTTAACACGCTTTGCAAATTGTTTCTGACCTTATCAAGGACAATCGCACCGCCCGTCTCAAGGACAGTTTCGCTAACGCTGTCCATTTTGTTTCCCAGCTTTGAGAGTTTCTTAAGCAGCTCTTCTGGAAGTTTGCAAGTGCAATTAGCCATTTGAAGCCACCGCCTTTTTCGCCAAAACCTCAATGTACATGTTCCTGCCTTTCACATCTTCAACCGATAGAATGTCATATTCTTCGTCTTCGAAAACGATGTATTGCTTGGTCGTTACCTTTACGTTTGGTATTTTCCTAAAGCGAAAGAGCTCGGTTGCCTCGCTAAAAGCCGCCAAATTCGCCCAACGTTCGCTTCCGTGCCGTCCTTCGACAAACACTCGAATGTCAGCCAAAACCGCCACACGTTGCGAGGAAAAGCCCTCAGAATCGGTCACAAAGGTTTTCTCACACAACTTTGCAGGTTTATTCATAAGTCCTAATCCCATGCTTACACCTTCCAATTTCTATCCATTCTAAGTAGCAGGTTTACTGTCTTCCAAACTTGGTCCGACGCATCGGTTGAGTTTGCAAAAAAGCCGCCTGTGCTACCATCACGTGATTCATAAAAATGCGATGCAAGCATAACAATTGCCTGCACCGTAGTCGCTGACATCGGCATGACATTGTAGGTGCCTTCCGTTATGTGCTGATAGCTCTCGGCATAGGAGATGGCGGCATTTATGAAACTAAGAATAAGACTGTCATCGTCGTTGAATGTTATGATTAAATTTTCTTTCACCCTTGTAAGTAGTTCATTAGCTGTCATATATGCCGCCTCCTATTTGTCGTTATTCCTTTTGAGCAAGAACCTTGATTGCTTCAGGAAGGATAAGTTTGCCGTCTACTCTTTGAGTAGCCACAAAGCCTACTTGACCTGTTGCGGCATATAGCTCGTTAAGGCGTTTGAAACTACGAGATTGTCTATCTGCGATCCAGTAATAAGAAAAGTCGCCGAACGCGATTGTCTTTGCGCCAGCGGCAATAGTTGGAACATAGCTTGAAGTAAATACAGGTCTACCCAAGATAGTATCAGGCGTATTTGCTGTAAGCGCAGGTTGCCACAAGTAGTTACCATTGTTGTCTTTTAGTTTTCTAATTGCCTTGATTGTTGCGTCGTTAAGAACCCATACCGCTTTCTTTCTATACGGTGCCTTAACTGAATAGAAAAGATCGATAAGTTCGTCTGCGGTAATCGAAGTAGCGTTCGCGGTAGTTACACCGACCTCTGCACCACCAGTAGTATTAAAAATACCGATAGGCTTTCCAACACCATCGCCATTGAAGAACGCATCTTCTTCTTTGCTACCGATTCGTCTTGCGAATTCCTTAGAAATGTAAGACTCAATGTCGAATACAGAATCGTTTAAGAGTTCCTCAGAGACTTTAATCAAAGTACCAAGCTTGTATGCGCCAATGGAAACTTGAGAGAAAGCATCGTCGCTTTCGTTAATGGTTCCTTCTTCGTCCACCCAAGAGGCAGTTCCTTTGGTCGCAACAACAGGAATCTTTCTGTCGCCAGAAGATGTGGTGATTACCTTTGCAATTCGTCTAAAGATGTTTTCCTCTTCCAAACCTTCAACGAGAGTCTTTTCATATTCGTCAGGGACAAGATATCCGCCTTCGGAATCAGAGCCGATTTGAAGAGCGTTCAACACTTCAGGTCTGATGGCTTTCGCCCTCATGGCGTTCCAGAAAGACTTTTTATAAGCATTGGATTTGCGACCTGTTTTTTCCTCGTCCTCTTTAGCAGTCATAGGTTTAGCTGTCAAAGGAGACGACACAGGTTTATTAAGCTCTGCCTCGATTGCATCTCTGCGTTCCATGCGCTTGATTTCATTAGTATATGTTTCAAGCTCTTTTTCCATCTTGGTGTAAATAGCGTCATCTTCTTCGCTTAGCACACCTTGTTCGTTTCTGTGGGAGTCAAGGAAATTCTCCATTGCGCTCCAAGTTTTAGCACGTTTTTCACGTAATTCAGTAATAGTCATATTTTTTCCTCCATTAAATTAGTTTTTTGATTTGATTGAGCTTTTCTTTTAGCTCAGCTATGCTTCGGCCTTTGTTATTTGGCTTTACTTTTGTTTCTTTGCTTGTGATTTTATTAAGCAATTTTGTTGCAAACACATGCTCTTGGAACTCAAAGCCTTTGCCTGCGTCCTTTTTCTTCTCGTCTTCGAGTATTTTGTCGGCAAATCCTAGTTCAATAGCTTTGTTTGCGTTCATCCATGTAACTGCGTCCATCATGTGACTTAATACGGTCCTCGAAAGTCCTGTCTTGATTTCATAGGCATTAATAATCGATTCTTTTACTTCGTTTAGTACTTCAATCGTTTTACTCATGTCCCTATGGTCGCCGTTGGCGCTGGTTGATGGATTGTGGATCATAATCAGTGCGGTTGGCGCAATGACGACTTTGGTTCCAGCCATAGCTATTACGCTGGCTGCACTAGCAGCAATTCCATCGATTTTCACTGTGACTTCGCCTTTGTAGTCCATTAGCATTGAGTAAATCTGTGAAGCCGCTATGCAATCGCCGCCAGGGCTGTTGATCCAAATGGTAATAGGCCCAGTCCCAGAATAGAGCTCTTCCTTGAACATTCGCGGAGTGATATCGTCGTCGAACCATGACTCTTCTGCTATCGTTCCGTTAAGTTCTAGGACTCTTTCTTCCGCTTCGGCCTGATTTGTCCATTTCCAAAACTTCTTCATCGGTTTTATCCTCCTTTTCTATATTTGCATAAGCACCTGCTTTATTAAGCGGTAGCATATTGCCGTTTATC